ATTTCGGCCACGCCATAGCCAAAATACACGCCATAGAGCATTTTATCGGTGATCTTATCCCAGTTGACGGCCTTGAGCTGGGCGGTGACAAACTCGGCAATGGCGACGTCCTGGGCGGCATCGCTGACCGGCTCGACCTGCCACTCGACGCTGGTGACCGCCGCGCGGCGCTGTTGCAGAGTCGACTTGACCTGGTCGTCGCGCAGCATTTCCTCGTAGATCGTAAAATCCCGGCCCCGGGTCTGCAGCACGCTGTCGGGATTGTCCAGCATGGTGGCGGTGTACGCGCGCGCCATGGTGATACCGTGATCATCCTTGGCGATCTCGCCCAGCTTGGGTGCTTTGGCCGGTTTCGCGTCAGCCATTATAAAAAACCTCCGAATTGGTCGCCGCTGCCAATGGATCCATAGCCGCGGTCAGTGATATCGCTTGTGTCATCGGTCGCTTGCATTCCGGCGCGACCCTCCCCGGTGCTGTAAGCCTCATATCGACCCGAATTTTTCCACATCCAGTTGAGCGCCTGGCTGCTGCTGTCGGTCTGATCGTCATGCGTGACCATGGGAAAGCCAAAAATCTCGCTTTCGTAATCCGGCAGCCAGGGCGCCGACTCGGGCAGCCACACCATGCCGCTTTCCCACAGGCTGCTGGTGGCGATCAAGCGGTCGGTCTTGCTTTGGCCCTCGGTGTCGATCGCGATCACCGGCACGGCAAAGCCTGCGCGCATTTCCTGTATCAACGACTGGCCGCTGGATTTATCCTCGATCAGGATCGCGTCGGGTTCCCATTGCTGCGCCAGGCTCGAGACCATGCGCTTGAGCGAGGGATAATCGACGCGATCGCGGTAAACGTGCAGCAAATACCAGCCGCCGCGGGTCTCGCCCCAGGTGGTGCACACCTGCGGGTCGTTGATCTCGTTGTCCTTGTACGCGGTGTCCCAGCTTTGCACGATCCGTAAAAATTCCGCCGGCTTGGCATCGTAGCGCCGGGGCCAGGCCCGCTTGATCAGTGCGCCGTCGGCCGGCTTGGGTCGCTGTTGGTACAGCGCGCTCCAGTTGCGCTCGCCCTGGATCGCCCGCTCGCGTACCCAGTGCTCGACACTAAACCAGGACGTCCACAACCAGCCGCCGATCTTGCGACCCAGCGGATCATCGAAGCGCTCGGCCTGGGCCTGCAGGCAGACCACTTCCCAGGGCTCGCCATCGCGCGACATCACGGTGCCGCTCTCGCCGTCGTAGTTTTTGGGCAATATGCGGCCGCTCAGGTCCGATTCATGCCAGCGCGTTTGAATAATGATGATGAAGCCGTTGGGCTTGAGCCGGGTGCGCAGATCCGTCAAATACGCATCCCAGGTTTTCTCGCGGATCGTCGGGCTGTCGGCCTGCTCGTGGCCCTTGATCGGGTCATCGATGATCAGGCCGTCGGCACGGTTGCCGGTAATGCCTGACAGGATGCCGCCTGCCATGTAGGTCGCGCTATTGGTCAGCGCCCAGTCATCGACCGCGCGATTGTCCTTGCGCGTGGTGGCGCCGAAAAGCTGTTGAAACCGTGGCTGCTCGCAAATGGCCCGCACGCGCCGGCCGAATTTACGCGCCAGCACGCTGCCGTAGCTGGTCGCGATGATGCACTTGTTGGGGTTGTTGCCCAGGTACCAGGGCGGGAACGTGACGCCCGCGTAAGTGGATTTGGCTGAGCCTGGTGGCATAAAAACCATCAAGCGCTTGATCTCGCCGTCGGCCACTTTTTGCAGCTTGCCGTTGAGTAGATCGTGGTGCTCGGCCGGCAGCACCTTATCGGGATAGAAAAGCGTCGAGACCTCGTGCAGCGGGCAATCCTTGACCTCGCAGTCATCGCCGTCGGGGCAGCTGTCCTCGACCAGGGGCGCACCCGGTATCTCGATATCGCGACAGAATTTGTCCAACGACCCGCGGATCTGGGCGCGGTGCTCGGCCTCGAGCAGGGCTAGATACTCGGCCTCATCACTAGCCCTTGTCTGCAAGTTTCTGCTCGAGCTCGGCAATGCGTTGCTGGCGCTCGGCGGCGCTCATGGTGTCGGGATCATAGGGCGCATCGCCGTCGGGGGTGGTCGGTGCGACTTTGGCCGGCGCATCGAGGCCGAATAGCTTGGCGCGTCGCTCAAACAGGCGCAGCATGGTGTTGCCCACGCGCGCCGGATCCTCGAGGGCCTCGCCCCACCAGGCCGCTTGCAGCGCATCGAGGCGCTCGCTTTCCAGGGCCTTGAGGGTTTTGGCGCTGGCATCGATCTCGACCTGCACCGCCGTCATCGCTTTGGTGACGGCCTTGTGCACGCCCGCGGGTGACATGCCCAGCTCGCTCGCGATGGTGCGAAAGCTGGCGCCCTCGAGCCTGCGATCCACAGCGATAGCCCGCCTTTGCTGGGCGGTCAGTGCGTTTGCATCGGTGGTGGCCATCGTTTACCCCTCATTGTTCACCGGATCGGTGACCGACACCGGGCGCAATTGCTGGCGCACGGCATTCAAAAAGTCGCCGCGGCGCATGTCGCGGTAGCGGTCATCGCCAAATAGCGCGTTTGAGCACGCGCTGGCGAGAAACTCCCAGTCGGCGCGCAGCAGCGAATAATCCTCGGCCGATTTGGTCATCGGCTTGTTGCCGCGCGGGCGGCTGGATGCGCTCGCCTTGTGGCGCCCCTGATTTATCGGGTCCAGGTTACTCATCGCCAGGCAGCTCGATGCTGATGGTCTCGCTCGGCGCGCTTTCCAGGCCCCCGGTATCCAGGGCCTTGACCGCAAAGCCCCAGGTGCCCGGGGCCAGGTCGTTGAGGTCGTAGCTGGTGCGCGTGCCGCCCTCGATGCCATAGGCCACTTGCTCGTCGTCGGGGTCGGTGGTGGTGACGATGTAGCCCCACAGCTCACTGACCGGCAGCGGGTTGCCGTTTTCGCGCTCAGCGGGAATCGTCCAATTCAGGGTGACGTCGCTGCCCTCAGGCGTGGGCTCAGGCGCAGGCGGCAGGGGTGCGGCCTGGACCGTAAAATAGGCAAAGTTGTTGTATCGCACCGAGCCATCGGCGCGCACCAGGTCGGTGTACAGCTCGCGCTGCGCCGCAGGTTCGCCTGCCGGGTCATCGGCCAGGGTGCCCAGGTCGATCGATAGCAGTAGCGTGCCGGTATCGTCGGCGATCGCCGGGCGGTGCGCGTCGGGGCCGCCTTTGCAGCAGTAGAAAACCGCGCGGGTATAGTCGCCAGTCCAGCCCATGAATATCGAGCGCCTGGGCAGGTGCGCGCCATCGAGCAGCTGCGGATCCGCCAGCGCGCCCTCGGGGGTCAGGGTCTCGCTGTAGTAGGCAAAGGGCTCAGGCTCGGGCTCGGGCTCGGGCTCGGGCTCGATCGGCGGCTCGGGGTGAATCTCGGGCGGCTCGATCGGTGGCGGTGGCTGGGTGCGCGTGCCGGTGACCTCAATGTCGGGCTGTTTCACGATCACCGTGCAATTGCCGCAGGCGTACCAGTAGGCGATCGCGGCATCGGTGGCGGTGCGCGCCTCGGCATAGTTCTCGGGCAGCAGCTCGCCGTTGACCTCGAGCTTGTAATAGCCTTTGCGGTTGCTGTCGTGGATATCCGCGTGCGACTCACTGACCAGCAGCACGCTGAGCAGGCCGCATAAAAACAGGATCAGGTGGTTGATGTTGGTGCTGCTCATGCGATGCGGTTCTCCTGGTTGTCGGTCACCGACTGGTTGTTTGGGGTCGGCGCGCACCAGGAAAACGACTAAGAAAACCGGGTGCGCGCCTGTCGTTGGTCTCGCGGGTTGATCCGCGGCGGTGTCACCTGGCAGGGAGTCTTGTACTAAGGAATCGCCAGGCCACCGCTGTCGGTGTTACATGCGCCACCGCCGACTGGGCTGACTGAGTTCTAGTGCGGCGTGCGCGCCATCAGGTCGGTTTTGTCTTTGGATCCGATGCTCGAGCCAAAGAAAAAGCCGACGACCTGGCTGCGCTCTTGCCATAAAAACGAGATCGAGGCGCCGATGATGTTGCCCACCGCAACGGCCACGGCCGGATTGCTGATGTAATAGACCGCGGCGCAGTTGCCCGCGATCAGCGCGACGATCGCCGGCAGGTTCCAGGTCATAATCGAGCGGCTGACCCGATTGGCCTCGGTCGATTTGGCCCGATACAAGGCCCGGGCGTCACGCAGGTCGGCCGCGTGCAGCTCAAGCAGCAGCGTTTCGTGCTGGATCAGTTGCGCGCGCAGGGCTTTTTCGGCATCGGCGTTGCCCGCCAGGCGCGTGACGATCTCGGTGGGCGTTGCGCCGCCGACGACCTGGCTGGCGATGCTCACGATCTGCTCGCTGACTCGCTCGCCCGGCTCGCGGCCCAGCTTGCGCACGATCCAGTCGCCCAGGCCGGTGGCTTTGACGATCGCGATCGCGGCGGTGGTGATGCTTAGCGGATCCATAAACTGCCCTCTTCTAATAGCGTGTAGGTAAAGGTCTTTTGCCCCGCGCGGTCAGCCTTTCGGCACAGCGCCATCGCCAGGGAAAAATCATCATAGTCGGCGATCACCTGGCAGCCCGCGCTCCATCGATCCACCAATTTGGGCGTGTGATTGATCGCGGTGCGGTGCAGGTTGATGCCAAACTGGCCGCGCTCGGTGGTGAGCTCATCAAAGTCGAGGCCCGCATCGCCGGTGCTGTCGCGGTAGACCTCGCAGGGCGCGTTTTGCACCAGCGCGGTATGGGATCCGCGGTGGCTGCCGATGCGCCACAGATCCGGGTATTGACCGGGCACCAGGATCGCGGTGCCCGCCTCGGTGATCGGTGCGACGCGCCAGGCACGGCCCGGGTCGGTGGTCATCGGCATGGTCAGCAGGATCGGGCGGCGCTCCTGGTAAAACAAAATCGCCAGCTGGTCGTTGAATGTGTCTTTATCGCGCTCGCCGGTCAGCGTGTTGCGCACGCCCACCAGATTGATACCGTGCTCATCAAAGCGATAGCCGTTGCGATCCATCGCCGCCAGGATTTGGCCAAAGGCGAG